AACTCAATGTTGGTGAAGTTGTTGCTCCTGATCTTGCAGAACGCATCAAAGTCATTACTAATGGTGGCGGCACTTCTCAGTCTGTACTTGATACTCTAACGAGTCTTCAGTCTCAAATTACGGCTCTGTCTGGATTTGTAAACTATGAAGGCACTTGGAACGCATCAACCAACACGCCTACTCTTGTTTCTAGCGTAGGAACAAAGGGAGACTACTATGTTATCTCTGTAACAGGGTCAACCAATCTCAATGGAATTACGACTTGGACTCAAGGCGATTGGGCGATATTTAATGGCTCTGCTTGGGAGAAGGTTGATAACACTGATCTTGTAACTTCAGTTGCTGGTCGTACTGGTGCTATTACCTTATCAAATACTGACATCAGTGGTTTGGGCACGATGTCTACCCAGAATGCTAATTCTGTAGCTATTACTGGTGGTACTGCAACACTTACAAGTCTTACAACTGCTACTGTTCAGGCAACAAACTCAGGTGGTTTGAGCCTCAAAAACTCTGCTGGTACAACACAGTTAAGCATGGGCGGCGGCGGTGGAGATAATTTATCTCTGAATGTATCTACAAATATCAATGGAACAAATGCACAAATTGATATTAGCCCAACAGGTACGGGTCATGTCCACATAAAGCCTACAGGCGTTAACTCAATTGAGATTGCGCCTACTTTTGTTGGCGAAATGGACAACATGACAATAGGTGCAACAACACCTAAGAATGGTAGCTTTATTGATTTAAGCGTAACTGGAACAACAAGTTTTGATGGTAGTCAAGGCACAGCAGGACAGGTTCTTACATCTGCTGGTACTGGTGCTACACCTACTTGGACTACGCCAACAACAGGGACTGTTACTTCTGTTAGCGGCACTTCTCCTGTTGCGTCTAGTGGCGGTGCTACTCCTGCTATATCTTTGTCTGCTGGTTATGGAGATACTCAGAACCCTTATGCTTCTAAGACTGCAAACTATGTTTTAGCCGCACCCAATGGGTCTTCTGGAGCGCCTACATTCAGGGCTATTGTTGCTGCTGATATTCCTACTTTGAATCAGAACACTACTGGAACTGCGGCATCTACACCTAAACTCTTGACTACAAACTTCACGATTGAAGAAAGTGGTGGAAAGTTGTTGTTCAAGTATGGGACAACGACAATTGCATCAATGTCTTCAACTGGAGTCATTACATCTGTGACTGACATAGTTGCAAATGGAACACCTTAAAGGAAAGTAAATCATGGCAACTCAAGTCTCCCTCAATGATGGCGCAATAGCAAGTGCAGGTGCATTAGCTATTCAGACCAATGGAACCACACAAGCAGTAAGCATCAGCACTGGTCAAGTTGCAACTCTTGCAAAAGATGCTGTAATTCAAGGAGTAACAGTAGGCCGTGGTGCAGGTGCTGTGGCTTCCAATACTGCGGTGGGTGCGAGTGCTTTGGCGGCTAATACAACAGGTGCTCAAAACACAGCTATTGGCATTCAAGCGTTACAAAGCACTACTAGCGGTGATAACAATACGGCTGTTGGTAGGCTGGCACTTAAAAGCAATACAACTGGCGCTAATAACACCGCTGTTGGTAGAGATGCATTACAACTTAACACAACAGGCTCTGATAATAGCGCCGTAGGCTTGTTTGCACTATTTAATAATACAACTGGGGCAAATAATTCAGCATTTGGTGACCAAGCCCTTAACTCCAACACCACAGCCTCAAACAACACTGCTGTAGGTTATCAGGCGGGGTACACAAACAGCACAGGGGCAAACAATGTATTTTTAGGCGGTGTTGCGGGATATTCATCATCTGGCTCATCAAATCTTCATGTTGGATACGGTGCTGGTTATTTATCAACAGGAAGCAACAATACATTTGTAGGAGCGTTTGGTACTGGAAGCACGGCTTGCGGCGGGTCAATGACCACTGGTTCAAAGAACACCATACTTGGCGCTTACAGCGGCAACCAAGGCGGCTTAGACATTCGCACAGCAAGCAACTACATCGTGCTGTCTGATGGGGATGGGAATCCAAAACTTTATTTTGACAATGGAAACAGCTTTTACATAAATCCTATTGCAGGAAGTCCATACTCCACTCTAAATTATTCTATTGGTGCTTCTATTAAAGTTCAGGCTTTTTGGCAAGCAAGCAATACCAATTTTTATATAACCAACCAATCTGCTGGTGTTGTTTTGGCATCTGGCGGCACATCTTGGGCTTCCGCTTCTGACCCACGATTAAAAAACATTACAGGCACATATACCAATGCTTTGGCTGACATTGACCAGATTCAACCAATTAAATTTACTTGGAAATCTGACGAGAGCAATAAACCATGTGTGGGCGTTGATGCAACCACTGTATTGCCTGTTGTTCCAGAAGCTGTAGATTCTTGTGTTCAAGGCAGGTCAGATGACCAAACAAAATACTTGCAAGTGCGCTACACAGAACTCATCCCACTGATGATTGCAAGTATCAAAGAACTCAAAGCAGAGGTTGACAGCCTCAAAGCCCAAATCAACGGAGCATCAGCATGAATGACATCACCGCAGAACAAATCTCCCAGCACTACAGTGCCGCAATGGACTCAGTTAACCTCATCAATGCTGGCAAGCCCGAAAAGATGGAAGATGCTGAGTGGGCAGATTGCTTGTCCCGCAACAAAGAGCATTTGAAGATCATGCTGGCAAAAGACTTTTGGACAACTGAAGATTTGGCTCCACTACAGGCGGCAAGTGAATGAATCCTGAATTACAGCGTTACTATGAAGATCGCTTCTCTATGATGGGAAGTGATGGATGGAAAGACTTGGTGGAGGATATTGACACCATGATTGCATCCTTGAATAATATATCTGTGATTTCTGATGAACAAAGCCTACAATTCAAAAAAGGTGAACTTTCTATACTAACTTGGCTGAAAACCTTGAAAGAGGCAAGCGAGAGAGCATACGAGGAACTCAATGAAAAGAATGTTTGATTTTGCCTGTGCAAACGGGCATAAAACCGAAAGACTGACTGATTATGAGTCAACCAGTTTTAGGTGTGAATGTGGTGAAACAGCCAACCGCATTCTTTCTGCTCCAAACTTCAAACTAGAAGGGTGGTCTGGTTCTTTTCCATCAGAGCATGGAAGGTTCGAGAAAAAACACCTAGATCAGTTGAAGTGGGAGCAAAAGCACAACTCACAAGCATAAACGCCGAGTTGATTCTCCTATAACCGAAACGGCAGGAAAAAGGGATAATATGTTGATTGACCAAGAACCTGAGATGAAGAGTGAGTTAGAAGCTGAAGAATCCAAGCTATCTGACACCATTGCGCCAGCAAGCCCTGGACTCCCTGATAAATACAGGGATAAAAGTCTAGAAGACATTGTTCGGATGCACCAAGAAGCTGAGAAGCTAATTGGCAAGCAAGCGCAAGAAGTGGGAGAGGTAAGGAAACTCGCTGATGAACTCATAAAGCAGAACCTCAGTTCAAAGCAACAGACTATTAAAGAGGAAGAGCCTGAAGTAGATTTCTTTGAGAATCCACAGAAGGCAGTTCAGAAGACTATTGATAATCATCCTGATGTTCTCGCAGCCCGTCAAGCGGGTGTGGATTTCAAAAGGATGCAGATTCAGCAGAAGTTAACGCAAGAGCATCCTGACTACAGTCAGATTGCTCAAGATCAGGACTTTGTGAATTGGGTGAAATCCTCGCCTGTTCGCCTTGGTCTGTATGCAAAAGCAGATGGTGAGTTCGATTACGATAGTGCCAATGAGTTGCTCTCTACTTACAAGCAGTTGCGTGGTGTCAAGTCAAAGCAGACTGAACAAGCGGGTGAAACCGCCAGGAAGCAGAACATGAAGGCCGCACAAGTGGATGTAGGTGGAACTGGTGAGAGTTCAAAGAGGGTTTACAGACGGGCTGACCTGATTCGGCTGAAGATGACAGAACCTGACAGATACGATGCTTTGAGTGGTGAAATCATGCAAGCATACGCAGATGGACGGGTTAAGTAACTTAACTTTCGTTTCTTAGGAGAAACAACATGGCAACAGCATTTTCCCCCAGTAACTCAGTTACTACGACCACAGCAGACAAATTCATTCCTGACATTTGGAGTGATGAGATTGTTGCTGCTTACAAGAAAAACTTGGTTCTTGCTAACCTCGTTATGAAGATGAACTTCAAAGGTAAGAAGGGCGATACGATTCATATCCCCGCACCTACCCGTGGTTCAGCATCTGCCAAGGCCGCAGAAGCCGCAGTCACTTTGATTGCTGCTACTGAGTCTGAAGTCAATGTGTCGATCAACAAGCACTATGAATATAGCCGCTTGATTGAGGATATTGTCGAGGCCCAAGCCCTGAACAGCTTGCGTAACTTCTACACCAGTGATGCTGGTTATGCCTTGGCTAAACAAGTTGATACCGACTTGGTTCAGTTGGGTCGCTCTACCAATGGTGGTGCAGGTACTAATGCTTACGCAACTGGTGCGTTCATTGGTGGTGATGGTACGACTGCTTATGTTGCCGCAAGCAACAATGAGTCAGCACTGACCGATGCCGCCATTCGCCGCACTATTCAGCGTTTGGATGACACCGACACCCCTATGGATCAGCGTTTCTTCTTGATTCCTCCATCAAGTCGCAACACCCTGATGGGTCTGGCTCGTTACACTGAGCAAGCCTTTGTGGGCGGTACTAACAGTACCATTCGCACTGGTGAGATCGGTAACTTGTATGGCATCCCTGTGTTTGTCTCAAGCAATTGCGACACTGCATCAGGCACTGGTGCTGCACGAGTTTGTATCATGGGTCATCGTGATGCAGTGGTTCTGGTTGAGCAAGTTGCTGTTCGCTCACAAGTTCAGTACAAACAAGAGTATTTGGCTACTCTGTTTACCTCTGATACCTTGTATGGCGTTCAGATTCTGCGTGCAGCCGCAAGCGTAAGTGCAGCCAAATCTGCATCTATGTTTGCACTTTTGGTTCCCGCCTAATTGCAGTTGCGCCCCCTGCCCTAGTGGTGGGGGGACTTTTTTAACCTAATTAGGAGAAATCAAAATGGCAACCGCTTCAGCAGTAGTTACCCGCCGTGGCAACGACAGTTTTCGGGGTTTGTTCTCTGATACTTGGTCTGTTGTTTGTACTTTGAATGCTGGCTCATTAGTTGATGGTGCTGGTGAAACAGATGATGTAACAGTTCCTGGTGTCGCCTTGGGTGACATGGTTCTTTGTGCATCTTTGGCTGTGGATTTGGTTGGTTTGACTGTCACTGGCTATGTCAGTGCTGCCAACACTGTCAAGTTTCGCATCCAAAACGAGTCAGGTTCAACTGCGGACTTGGCATCAGCTACTATGGACATAATTATTGTTCGTATGGTGTGAGGATTGGGGGGCTAGTCCCCCCTTTCTTATTTAAGGGTTTCAATGGCTACTTTTCGTTGTCTTCAGTCTGGTAACACAGTGAGTTTTACCTTGCAACATGACATTGACTCAATGAAGGGTCATCAGGGTTATGTGCGTATTGATGAACAAGAAGTGTCTGACATTCCTGATGAAGTGAGGACAGATACTCCCTTCATGCCGCCAGTTGTACGGCGCATGGGTCGCCCAAGGAAAGTTGCAAATGTCTGATATAGACGCTAGAGATTTTGGAAGACTGGAGGCCCAAGTCGAGGCTCTCCAGACAGAAGTTCACTCTTTGAGCAAAGATGTGAAGACTTTGTTGGAACTTGCCAACAAAGGCAAGGGTGGGTTTTGGATGGGTATGACTATCGCTTCATTCATGGGCGGTGTGATTACCTTTGTTGCTGATCGTGTCTGGAAATAAAGGAGAACGCTATGCCTATGGTTGGAAAAAAGAAGTTTCCCTACTCTGAAAAAGGCGAGAAAGAAGCCAAAGAGTACGGCAAGAAAAAGGGTGTTCCTGTGACCATTATGGTTGCGATTGGTAAACCAAAAGGCTTGCCTATGCGTGGTGGTCGCACTGCTACCAACATGATGAACAAAGCTAAAAAGGCAAAATAATGTCATCTTTAACCGCCCCTATCACTCTTTTAAATGCAGTTACTGCAACTGGCGCATCTACAGCAGTTCAGGCAGATGCTGGTCAACCTGCATTCCTACAAGTTTCTGGTATCACCATTGCTACTGTTGCCTTCCAAGGTAGCTTAGATGGGACAACCTTTGCCACAATTGGCACTGCTTTGACCGCTGATGGCATCGTAACGATTGCTAATGCTCCCAAGTATTTGAGAGCTAACTGCACTGCTTACACCTCTGGAACTATCACGGCTAAAGTTTTGTACTAAGGAATTGCCATGAAAATGACCAAAGCGGCTAAAAAGGTCGGCAAAGTCATGCGTGAGTACAAAGAAGGAACTTTGCATTCTGGGTCTAAAAAGGGGCCAGAAGTGACT